GAGCTTTTTCATACGGCCGCCTTATTAAGGATAACGGTGTGTGGGACGCCTGCGATGTCGAAGGAGAGCTTACCCTTCAACGCCAGCTTGGCAGCGAGGCACATAGCCTCTGTGGGATCGAACCCGGTTGTCTCCAGGAGCATTGGTGCGATGTACGGGAAACGCCAGCCTGAGGTCGTGCCCAGCCCTTCATCGGTATCGGGCTTTATGACAGTGTACGTATCGGTGTTGAACTTTTCTTTTTGCATGGCGTGCGATTCCTCTATAGCGTGATCGATTGCGTTGATGACCAGCAGTTGTAAAACATAGGGCTGAGCGACCGTCCACTTCGCCACCGGGTCCGACTTCTCGTTTAAGACGGTCTTAACCTGAGCGTCATCGGTATGTATCGCGAATAGCGCAAACTTACCATCTAGCTCCATCTCGAACCAGTTTGACGACGAATAGTTTTCATCGGCGCCTGACGTAATGGTCAGGTGGCTGTACTTAACGTTATCTATCTTCATTGGTCTTCCTCCTGAAACGGGGATTCCCGTTTCGTAATGAGCTGCTCGGCAGCTTGCCATCCCGCATACATTGACCGGGTGACAATGTATTTATAATCACCAATCTGGACGCCTCGGAAAGGTTTTGTTGTTCGGTATAAATGCAATTTTTCCGCTTCATCTAATGTCATATAAAACGCCTCAAACGCTTCTCTGCTCATAAATTACCGACTTTCTCAATCAGCTGCTTCCCGCGCACTGCCGAATCGATAATATCCTGGGCATCCGTCATTAAGTCTTTGTGACCCCTATTGCCGGGCTTCAACGCTTTCTTGATCAAATGCTGATACGCGGGGTTTGTGACACCCCACGCCGTAAGAACGTCGTAAACGTCAACCCATACGCCGGGTACGATCTCGACGTGGTAATGAGTGCGCTGGAGTCCTTTATCCGCTGTTATGGTCTCTTTAGTGACCACAGGGTTTGCCCACTCTGCCCGCGCCTCTCTCATCTGCATAACCTCAGCGCCTGTCAATCGCCCGCAGGGCATACTGTTGATCCACTCGGAAGAATCCACGTCTAAAAAGAATGCCTGCCGTGCTGCGCCCGACCCGAACGCTGCGTTATATACGTGCGCAAGATCTTTGCTTTCTAGGTATCTCCAAAATCGGTCCAAAGTTGTGCCTATCATTGCGCGTCCTCCGCATCAAAGAAATCCTGTATTTCTATTAGCTCAGCACGAAGGTCGTCGGCAATCTCTTCCTCCCAGACTTCAAGGGCCAGCTCTCGGGTCTCCGTTGTAGCCGTCATAACGTGTTTTTCCATAGCTTCGTCAAACCAACTTACGATAAATACTTTCATACTAACCCCCTTACCAAGTGATAAGCATCGGCTTATACCGCAGCAGTATGTCGACCAGCACGACGACAGCAATGCCGACGACGGTTGCTAAGACGATCTTGCCGTTTGTAGTCCACACGGACGTCGACGTGTTATACGTAGCAGCTAACTGCGAACGCATGGGCTCAGGCCACTTCTTGAGCCACCGAGGGTCGTTGCCCGCGAGTAACCATTGGATAACCTCTTCGTGGTCCCAACGGTTCAAGTTGCGAGGTCCGCGAGGCGCGGTAGACGGGATTTGGTACGGGGCAGGAAACGCACCCTTCTTAAGCCGACGGTACAAAGTTGGCTTAGAAATGGACGCGAGCGTGCAGACATGATCGAGCGTTATTAGGTTTTTCATAATGTTCTCCGTTAATGGAAACCGAAGTATATGAGATGATATGCGACAATGTCAACTAATGTAGTTCTCTTTTAACCTCTAGCTCTGGATTTTCTTCCAGCTCCGTCTCTAGCGCCGCATCAAGAATGCAGGTAGACAGTAGGCTCATGGCAAACGGGACATCATCCGAGATGTGGATCAGGTGTGCGATAAGCTGGGTTAAGGCTCCTCCCAGCGCGGGAACAGTGTCGAGCTGCATGCCTTCAAACTCATCTATAAGCTGTGCTGCCATCTCGGCAGCACTTAGATAGTCTTCTCGTGCAGCGACGTCTTCTGGGTTGTCGAGGTCGTATTCCTTGCTGCGGTCTGTCATGTAGCGTCCTTCTTAGAACGGCACGTCAGCGTTAAATGCAGGTGCCGAGGGGTTCGAGGGCGTGGAAGGCTTCCACGTATCTACCTCAGCATACCACTTACCGCCCCGGCTTTCACATACTTGAACGTTAATCCATTCATCTGTCTGCTCTGTAAGGAATTGAATCAGTTCTTCACGCTTTATGCTGATGTTGCATTTTACCCAGTCGGGCGCCGTGTCGCGTGGTTTCTTTGCCAAAAGGCCATTCACAAATATCTTTTCCATTATTTTTCTCCATATATAAAAAGCCCCCGGTCGGGGGCAACCGATTCGGGGGAAGGTCTTACACAACGAGGAACATGTATACATATTCCCATTTAGTATACACGACAGCATTCACAAGTGAACGTGCCGCGCACATAAGGGGACTGGTTAATCTTTGTGGTACTTGTCTACTTCTTTAGACGCGTGAGGCGCGTCCCGATACCATTCAAACACTAGGCGTAACTGACCACCAATGGTACGGCCCTCGGACTTCGACAGGGCTTTGATCTCTTCGTACACTTCGCGTGGTACTAAGATCGACTTCCAACGTGTTGTATCCATTACTATATCTCTGTTTGATTCTATATTATCTAGGATATTATAGGAACATATGCAAGAAAGCAAGAGCCCTGCGCAAGCAAAGCTCACTGCGCGTTATTTAGCTTCACCCCAAGACGGGCCTATCTCGATGTCGCACACGTTGGGCACCTCCAACGGTATGGCGGTCTCCATTACGCGGGCTATTTCCTGGGCCTCTTCGATGTTTTTGACAGACATTGCCAGCTCATCGTGAATCTGCAACATAGGCAGCTTACCGGCCTTGTACAAGTTAACCATGGCCTGTTTAGTCATGTCCGCCGCTGACGCTTGTATGAGCCTGTTAAGGGCCTTGTATGTAAACGCTCGCTTGAGCCGGGTTGTGGGTCCGTAGGTGTCGACCGCTTCTTTGTACGGCAGGGCCTTGCTCATGGCAAAGGTGTCCGGCTCCCACATTTCAAAGCGGCACTTTCTGCCACCCAATGAGCGCAAAGAGCCGGCTGAGGACTTCTCGTTAAGCCGGTTTGTGACACCCGTCATCAACCCTTTTACGAACGGAACCCTCGCATGATACTGCTTTACCAAACCCTTAGCGTCTTCAACGGGTATATCCAATTGCTCGGACATCTTATTGACACCCATGCCGTAAATCAACCCCAGGTTAATGGTTTTAGCCTGCTTACGGGGGATGTTCGCCATGTCTGCGACAAGGCTGTGGAAATCGGTGTCGGGCTTCGTGTTATAAGCCTCGACAAAGTCCGCCGCACCTTCTAGCTGCATTCCGCGAGACTTTCCATACACATGCGCATAATGTACCAAGATGCGCGGTTCCTGCTGCGAGAAATCGATTGCGGCCCACTGCTCGCCTTCTTCTGGCAAGAACAAACTCCGGATCAACGGACCCATCACAGGATCGCGAGCCGGGATCTGCTGTAGATTCGGATTGGACATACTGATACGGCCCGATACCGTACCGCCGTCGTCCGAGCGTATCTGATTGATGTGCGAGTGTATTCGCCCGTCTGCCCGGCAATGCTTCATGATCGAATTGATAAAGGTGCCTGACGTCTTATTCAGGGACCGGGCTTCGACGATCAGCTTGGCAACAGGGTGTGGGTTTTCTTGTAGAAATAGTTTGGTAAACGACGGCGCGCCTTTTTCTGTTTTTGGGTACTGTATGTGCAGTTTGTCGAAAGCCCTGGCTAACGACTGTCCTGCCCATATCTCGACATCCGTTCCCGCTTCACGCTTCAGCATCTTCATCACTTCGCGCTCACGCTTCAACAGGCTGTCCCGCGTGCGCTCAACTTTGTTAACGTCTACTCGAACACCACGCATAGTCATGTCGACTAAACAGGGCAGCAGGTCCAGCTCTAGGTTAGCAACGGCCCACAAGTCTTCCTGGCCTAGGCGTATGGAGAAATAATTCCACAGCTCCAGCGTCAGCTCAGCGTCCACCTCAGCGTAAGGTCCAACGTACATGGCAGGCATCTTCCACATCTCAGCCTTGGGGTCTACTCCAAACTCGCGTGCCGCCGCCGTCAAACCCTTCTCGGACTTCGTCTTGTTCAGCAGGTCATATGACAACGCATTCAGACTGTAGCTAAACCGGTTCTCGTCCAGCAGTGCCGCGACTAACATTGTGTCGATGATGCGGCCATTGACAGTAAACCCCATGCGTTTGATCCAGCCTAGGTCGTACTGAGCATTGTGCATGATCTTATCCGCAGGGCATTCAAACACCTTCCTAAGCCAGCGGTTGACGATCTTCTCGTCTAGGTTACCGCCGCCGAAATGACGGATCGGGATGTAGCCGGACCAGCCGTCCACGGCAATGGCGTAACCCACTACTTCACCATCTCCTGTGGGCCAACCCGGACCAAACTTCTTAAGGTTTGGGTCGCGTGTTTCAACGTCTATTGCAATCTTGGAGGCACCCGTTAAATCCGGCAACTCCAGCGGTGGAACCCACTCGCTCTTTGGCGCAAACATCGCCATCTGTAAATCAGCCATCACTGTCCCCTTTAGGTGCTTACCATTTTCTCGTGCTGAGCTGTTCTGTTCTAGGATGTCTTAAGTTCTCTACCAACAACGAATTGTCGATGTGGTCTCGGGTATTCACACAACGTGCGCTGCGGGTATGTCGTTTTGTTCCGCCGCAGAGCTCGCACACTTTACCTTCAAAGAATTTCAAGCCTTGTTCTAAAGCGTCTGCTCTGACAAGCATTTTTTCTGCATCTGATCTAAGGTCTGTTGGTGTCACTTTTGCATAGTTCATGTTGTTATTTTCCATAATGAGTTGAGCTTGGCGTAATCTGGTCGATTAATTTCACTAGCTGCGGTAACTTGTTTGTACTTACCTTCGCAGGGTATACAGCTGTAGTGTCGGCGCCCGCTTGAGTAGTTTCGGTACAGCGGTGCGGCAACAATCCGCCCGCACGAAAAGCAAGGGGCTTTTTGAGGCAACTTTCTAGCCATCACAATTCTCCTATGAAGTTAATAAAGGTCATAATAGATTCAATGTTGGCAAACACAACTAACGCTGCGGCCGGCAACGCGAGAAGCGTTAGTGACTCTAACGCTGCGGCAAGAAAGGTGTCTTTATCAACAAACACGAAGTAACAGACTTGAAAGACAAAGGCAAACGCGACGAAGCCCCACAATATAGAATAATTCATAGTAGCTTCCACTGCACTTCGCCGTGGTCGTTAACGACCAAGGCTTTCTTAGAATATTTGTCCAGCGCCCAATACGCGCTTTGCAGCACCGCTTCAACTTCGGCTGAGACGATAGGACCACCGGCTAATGTTTCCACCGTACCGATCAGCGTCTGTATCTGCTCGCGGTATTCGGCTATTTCCTGCTTAGTAGTGTTAATAGTCATTGCATGTAACCTCTCTGTAGTATTGTCTGAAATGCTCTAGGCACACAAAGCAATTCACATAAGTCTCGGTTATCTTAACAAAATCAACGTCGTCTCGGTTGCGCGTCATAAACGCGTGATAGACGTCGTAGTCATCGGTGATCATTCCAAAAATCCACCCAACAATAGAGTCGGCATGGATCATGCGGTAATAGTTGGCCAGCGCATCAAACTTCTCGTACTCAAACGAAGCAAGGGCCTTGGCAAGGTCTGGGATAACTTCGTACTCAACCCAGCGAGTGTATGCGTCGTCAAGGTCTTCGTCGTAAGCCTCGCGGTCCAACATGTTTCTCAAATCGATTTCGGGAGTGGACATAATATTTCCTTAGTTGATTGCTGTGAACGGAGTGTATGCGATGGTATGCGATGATGTCAAACATTTATAAGTCGTAACTGCGTGTAGCGTCCTCAGAGTCCACTATATACAAGTTCTGCTTTGTACGCGTAATGGCTACGTAGAACACGCGGTGCATATCATCAGGGTTGTTTCGCATCTCTGCATCGGCCGCAGGGCTCAGGTCCGTGAACAAAACCACGTTATCCGCCTCACCGCCTTTTGACCCGTGAATCGTGGACGCTGTAATGCGAGGCACGCCGTTAAATTTCTCGCCCCTGCGCAGTAACGCCGTAACATACGCCCGGTCAGAGTCGGGCAGCTTGTCCAATGCTTCGGACCAGATCATCTCGTCCGTAGCTTTTAATCCGTATTGCGCGATCAGTGTGGGCAGGTCGACCAGATCATGGTCCTCTAACCCCACCAGCTTTTTATAGCCCCGCAGAACACGACCCCCTAGCGACATGTAGCCGTATATTTTTCGAGCAACAGCGCCCGAAACTTCGCGGCCTTTGCGTAATTGTTCCCAGCCGTTAACCGCCTCAGAAAGCTTTTCGTTAATAGACCGATGGCCACGGTAGTTAAACAAGTAGCCGCTGGACTTCAGGTCGCGTGCCACGGGTTGCAGCAGGTAACCGGCTTGCGACAGTATGAGCCAGGATCCTTCGGTCATATCCACCGCGTTAATGGTACTTATCCGTGTGACGCGGCCCTGCTCGGCCCTAGGCTCGTAGCTCTTAGGGAATCGACTGGCAATGCGACGAACGACACCTTCGGCGAGGGTATGGACCGCTTGAGGGATGCGATAAGATTGAGACAGGGTTTCGGAGCCGCCCGGCAGGTTGATGAAGTGATCGACATCGGCGCCCGCCCAGCGGTAGATGGCTTGATCATCGTCTCCCGCGCAATACATTCGCTTAGACTTTTTATCAATAGCGTGCGCCAGCTCCCATTGCAATGGGCTGAGATCTTGCGCTTCATCTAAGAAGCACAGGTCAAACTCCGGGCAGAACCGCTCAGCGTCATTAACAAACGCGACTAACATGTCGGTAAAGTCGTACAACCCCAGGCTTTCTTTGTACTCACGCAAACACTTGTCAACGTACTGAACAGTGGACCAATCGGTTTCAATGCTGCTCTGATTGTACTGCGAACGTAGGGGAACTTTGCGCAAGCGGGACAGGTTAATAAGACCCAGGATGGGGTCGTTGCTTGCCACCATTGACGGCACGTCCTCGTCAAAGTTGCCGGCTTTTGTTCCGCCTAGTGTGACTCCGATGGCTTTGCTCAGCTCGCGGAAATGCGCTTCTTGCATAACTTGTTCAGACCGGATGTCGGTCATGTTTAGTGCAAGAGAGTGCAATGTTCGGAAGTGGATCAGATCGTTCTTGGCGTCAAGCCCGAACCGCTCAGCGGCCCGTTCTTTTGCCTCGGTGGCGGCCTTCTTGGTGAAAGCGAGGAAAGCAATTCGTTGGGGAGGTATACCAGAGGACAAAGCCTCGTCGACCATGTTGAGCAACGTGGTCGTCTTGCCTGTGCCAGGCGGACCGAATATCCTAAACATCGGATGCCACCCCCTTGCGGTAGATCTGCTGAACCCGCTGCTTAGAAATGTTAAACCATTTCGCCACAGCCGTTAGAGTCATTTTCTGCTCGTCTATCATGCGCACAATCTCCTTGTTGCGCTTGCTCTTAAAAAGGTCAATTGCCATCAGAAAGGGGCCTTGTGCTGAGAACCGAAGTCCGGTGTAGTTATTTCCAGATCAGCTAAATCAAACGACGGTATCTGCCATACTCGGATAGAGCGGTTCTTTATTTTTAATACGGTGCTGCAACCGTTAATGTCGCGCAAACGCTGCGCGATGCGATGCGATTTGTACTCGAAGAACTTATTCTTCTTCAAAAAGTTCTCGAAGTCTCGCAACCGAAAGTAGGTGATCTTGCCTTCTTCTTCGGTCCACGGCCTGCGCAACAAGATCTCTTCTTTGTCTTGCGCAACTTGCATGTGACGACAAAATTCTTCCAAATAGTCGTAGAACTGACCACTGATGCTTGCATCTACAGCCACTTCAATGATGGCACTCTCGTTGTCACGCATTTCAATCAGCAGGGTGCTTATGCGGCCTTCCCACTGGGGCTTAGCTACTGAGCGCGGCATGAAGTTAAGCTGCTCCATACACGCCTTCTGAAACGTCATCTGATTCATCAGGGCTTCGGTGTCCATCTCTAATGGCTCGCCATTGACGTCCATAAACCAAATAGGCGGGGTAGAATTATACTTACGCAGGTTGGCGATAGATGCGCCTGCTATAGCGGCACCGATGCCGAACTTACGGGTACGGCACAGCTCTTTGTTGCAGTGCGCGTTGATAGGAGAGTCAGAGCATTTGTACGCATAGTCTTTGCGCTCAAGCTGCTTAGCAACCGTGTTAACTTCGCTGAGCGGCAATGGAGGCGAGATGTATTCCATGTTGTACTGTAGTATTTCCGATTTCCAGTCGTCAGGGTAAGCTTTGCGCAGATAAACACCGATGTTAAACAAGCCGTTGTTTCTGCCGCCTTCGCTTATTCCGTCTTTGCACAGAATCTGCAAACAAGGCGGACCGTCTTGCAGACGTTTAGTTTCATTGCTGCCCACTACTTGCAGCTTAACCACCTGCTCGGGTGTTTGTGCATGCTTGGTATGTAACTCAATAAACTCTTCGATGGTGGCCGAAGTGCCGTCGTCTAAAAACGCATACCGCAGCCCGTCTTCGTGATTGTAGTACGGCAGGTTCAAGAAGTTGCCGACGTCGCCCCGGTCCAGATGCAGCTTTATCTGCTTAGGGAATATCTCGCTTTCACCGTAGCCCAGTGCAGCGGCCATAGCTTGAAGAGATTTCTGCATGTCTTTTGCAGGGGTCCACTCGGTAGTAAAAAGAAAACAATGTGCCCCGCCTGACTTTGAGCGGCACACGACCAGTGGCAACTTAAGCCGCCTGACTTTGTCAATCAGCAGCTTATGGTCTAGAGGGTACTGATCGATGTCTATACAGCCCCACTTGCAGCTGTTGTCTTCATTAATAGGTATGATCCCAAGACCGTTTCCGGACCCGGATAAATGATTGGCCCACAGGGCTTCTGTTTGCGGCTCGCGAATAACGCCGGCCTTACCTTGGGCTTTACCGTTCGCGCCTGTTTTCTCTATCTTAAAGTAACCGTGTGCTTCCTGAAGGCCTTCAAAGATGGCCATGAACTGTTGTAAATTTGACATTTCCTGTCCCCATACGGAAAGATAGGCGGAGCATGATGCTCCGCCAGTACGCTAACTTAAAATGGGATGTTGTGGTTAGAGCCGTCGTCATCCGTATGCTTAACAACGACATCGCCGCTTGTGATGCTCTCTGCGAAAGTCTTAGCGCGACCATAAAGGCCTGCGTCTGAGATAGGGCCTTCAACAGACATCTCCCAACCGTGCCAAGAACCTTTAGAGTTTTCCTCTGAGATAGTCTTAAGATGGTAGACGTGAGAGAAACGCGGCGGCGTAAACGGACCTTTCGATCCCATCATGCTGCGTGACGCCATCATGCTGTTCCACTTACGCGACTTCTTAAGCTGCGTGGACTTCATTGAAATAAGCGCTGTCTCAAACCCACCGTCGTCGCTCATCAGTACGACAAAGTGCTGATGCGTTTCTTCAATGTACTCGCCGCTGCCGTCAATGACGTAGTCCTTGTTGTCTTCAGTAGAACGCTGAACCTGGGGACGAATGTCGCCTGGCTCGTAAATTGCTACCGGTGCGCCACTGCCGCTGCCGCGAGGCGCCCACTGAATAAAGCGACGCTGATATGCGCATGGGATAACACGCACGCCCAGCTTACCTTTGTACACCATACCGGTAACGGTATTGTAGATGTCGCCTTTACGAGCTTCTTCGTTTTCGTCTAAAATAGGATCATTACCAGACAAAACTTTCAAGAATGGAAGCGCAAGGTCATCTTGGCCCATGTTCTCCATGCCGCGACCCGCGTCCGCTTCAAACATAGATGGATCAAATAAGACGATGTCGGAGTTTGTTGCTTCTACTACTTCTTTAGATATTGCCATTTTACTTGCCTCTCTTAATAACTGCACGTTGACCAACCCAAGCTCCAAATAATTCCATTGGAAAATCCTCTCCCGCTTCACAACGCTCTTTCACAAATGCGCGTAAAGTCTGAGGATGGACTTCGGTTTTCTGTTCGGGGATAAACCCTTGTTGTTCTGCAAAAGCTGAGAACGAGCTTGCACGATCATCTTCCCCGCGACCAAATTGGCACACGACAGTATTCTTAATGATGTCGTCGTAACCTTTGTCGCGCAGCCAGTTGTAGGCATCAGGACGATTCTTAACTAAAATAGACGCGCCATACGTTTGCTTTACCTGTACAGTTGAGCCGTCGTCTAGCGAGAAGGATGAAATACCCATCTCAGCCAGCATTGCGGGCATCTCTTCATCGGTAAGCTTCTGTAAGTCTTTCTTGCATGTCTTGAGAGATTCCTCAAGCTTTTCAACGGTTGCTTCGGTGTCTCGAATTAAGCGCGCTAATCCTGCTACTGAAGTAAGTCCGTTCTGGTCGATCTTTTCGACAGATGTAGCCTGATTCTCTTCAAAATCCTGCTCCATCATTCTGGCGAGGTCGTCATTCATATTACTCTCCTTCGTGGTTAAAGGCACCGTCTGGGCCTTGACAAAGCTAGATATTATCTTATATCCTGTTCATGTCAAGCGGTTTTAAAAAAAAGAGGAACGGCATGTTAAATTATATCTACGAAACTAACCCTTACGAGCACCAGCGGGTCGCTTTAGAAGAGTCGTGGTCTGCGGAGTATTACGCGCTATTCATGGAGATGGGCACGGGCAAGACAAAAGTGGCTATCGATACAATGGGGGTGCTGTACGAAGCTGGTAAACTCAAAGCGGCTTTGATTATAGCCCCCAAGGGCGTATACGACAACTGGGTTAGAGGTGAGATACCAATACACCTACCAAAACGCATCCCTAGGAAGGTCTGTCGGTGGATACCGTCCAAGACTAAACGCTTTGAGACGGAGCTGACAGACTTTATATTAGACAAGACACTGGGGCTTAAGCTGTTTGTAATGAATGTAGAAGCGTTCTCCACGTCTCGCGGATCTGACGCCGCCATCGCGTTTCTGCATCAGAATCCGGACAATATGGTGCTAGTAGATGAGTCGACCACTATTAAAAACCGGAAGGCTGCGCGCACTCGAAACATCATGGCGCTTCAGCAGCATTCTAAGTACCGCCGCATATTGACAGGGTCACCTATCACCAAGAGCCCTATGGACCTGTTCAGTCAGTGCAACTTCCTGGGCGAGAAGTCGCTGGGTCAAAACAGCTACTACGCTTTTCAAGCACGGTATGCAAATGTTCAACGACGTACCATGGGCCACCGCAGTTTTCAGTCTATAGTAGGCTATCAGCGATTGGACGAATTATCGGACAAGCTAGAAGTGTTTAGCAACCGTGTGTTAAAAGCGGACTGCCTAGACCTGCCTGCAAAAGTGTACGTCCGACGCGACGTAGAACTTACGACAGAGCAGGCTACTTTGTACAAGCAAATGCAAAAGTTGGCATTGGCTAAGCTGGACAGCGGGGAGTTGGCAACCACCGCCAGCGTACTTACGCAGATCATGCGACTACAGCAGATATGCTGTGGGCACTTGCAGCCGGACGATGGCACGGTACAGTCGCTGGACAACAACCGGCTGGATGAGCTGTTGGGGTTGACAGATGAGTTGCAGGGAAAGGCCATCTTATGGGCTACGTACACACACGACATCCTGGCGATTGGCGCAGAACTTGGCGCCCGTTTTGGCGCTGATTCGGTGGCCACGTACTACGGCGCCACACCCCAGGACGAACGACAGGAAATTGTCAATCGGTTTCAAGATCCGGAAGATCCGTTGCGATTTTTTGTAGGGCAACCTAGGACAGGGGGCTACGGCATTACGCTGACGCAGGCCAATACGGTGATCTACTACAGCAACAGCTATGACCTTGAGATTAGACTACAGTCGGAGGATCGGGCGCATCGGATCGGGCAGACGAACAAAGTGACCTATATCGATCTGGTGTCACCGGGTACGGTAGATGAGAAAATCCTCCAAGCCCTGCGCACTAAAAACAATATAGCGGGCGAGGTCTTAAAGGAGGATGTCCGGGGATGGTTGTGTAGCTAATAGCTACACGGTGTACACTGTACGCCTTTTCTGTGCCGTGGTTCCAGGCTCGTGCCCCCCGAGGCAGTCTTGTATTTCTTCGCGGGTCACGGTCCTTCGACCCACTTCGCCATAAGTCTTAGATCGATCCACTACTGTCAGGAATGACCGTGAGCGCCAACCATGCTCGTGCGCGTAAGCATCAGCGCCCGCCATTTGGTTCCACGACTCTACCATGCACGTGCCCAGCTCTTTGCTAACGGATCGGTGGTGGATATGGCCAATATCAATGTAATGGTAAATGGTCTCGCCAAAATCCTGCGCGTAATCCGTCGCCATCACATCCGCCAACTTCACCGGCTTACATTTGTCCGAGTGATGAACCATCACAAGCGTGTTTCCCATCCGATACGGTATGAACACGTTACTGTTCTCAAGGATCGTGATGCGTGGGTTGTTCTCGTACAGCATAGACAGCCACATCTGACTCATGTGATCTAGCACGCGGCTGTGATTGCCTTGGTTAATAATCACGTCGACGTATTTGAATTTCTGTGCGCACCGCTCAATGATGTACCGGTATATTCTCCCGTAAACGTGAGCCATACGATATAGGCGGCCGTCTGTGTCGAGAGCGTGGCCACTGTGTGCCGTCGTACCACTCATGTTGTCGTAGTGTGCGAAATCCCCGAGGTCATTAATAACACATCGTTCGCAAGCGGGGGTGCGTGTTACCAAGCGGTCTATCGCTAGACACAATTCCTTTTCGGCTATCTCCAGGTTGAAGTCTTGGCCTACTTCGGCGGCATAAGCGATCATACCAATGTGCGCGTCACCGATTTGGAACCACGGAATTATGTCCGTTTCTAATCCGTTTTCGACGTATTCTTGTTGAACCAGCTCCGGAAGGGGCTCAACAAAAGCCGTTATAGCCGCTTTTACCACATCGATGTCGCGGTCCAATTCGGTCTTGGCCCAGTATTGAAAGACCTGTCCATCCTTGACTTGTATGGTGGCCTTCGTTGCTGTCATGCCTTTAGGCATGGGTACGTTCAGTCCGATGTCTGGGTGGTAGAACCGAGCGTGGGCTTTCTTTTTCAGGTTATGGAGGTGTTCGTTTATGGTTGTTTTGCTGAGCCCCAGTTCTGTCGCTATGGCTCGTTCAGAAAGGCTTTTGCGTTTAAGTCGAAGAACTTCACCTTGACGACTGGTCAGTTCCATCTCGTCGAATATCTCGTTGCTCCAATCCCACATTTTAATACCCTGAGTATGAATTAAGAGGCTACCAGTCGATTCCCATCGAGTCGGGCTCGGGCTTAGCGGAGGCCCGTTGCAGAAGGAGCACCTCCCATTGCGGTTGAACAGGACTATTCTACCACTATTTTACAGGCAAAAAAAAGCCCCGAAATAATCGAGGCTTTTACCATTTCTCCTTGTCGGCCCAGTAGGCCGCTGACATTTTACCTTTGGATATGTTCTTTCCGTGGCGCGCTTTAAACGAAGCACGTTTCTTCTTCATAGCGTCGGACTCGCCCGACTTGGGCTTGCCAGCGGTACTAGCGCCTTGCTCTCCAAATCGAATTGTTTTTACTTTGTCGCCTTGCTTTGCCACAACGACGTGTGACTTGGTAGCGTGATCTGGAGTGCGCTTGGGTTTATTAAATCCAGATACGCCCGCTCGTGCAAGCCGGGGGTCTTTCTTTTTTTCTGCCATAATACCTACCAGCCTTTCTTTGCAATTAACGTTAGTCTCGTTTGTTCCAAAGTTCAAACAACGCCCGGACCTTGTCTTTTAGGCTTGCGACGTCTGCGTGCATCTTGGCCAGCACAATAACCAGTGTTATCAGTGCCAGCATTATGGGCGTCAGCACGCCCAGAGTGTCTAATACTTCCATCATGTTCCTCTACCCGCCTTGGTTACCAAAATGAGCTTTCTCGGCGCGACCCACAAGGTCCACGAAGTCGTTGACGCGACTTGACAAAGCTTCTTGCTGCGCCTGAGAGTACGTGTCGGTCAAATAACTTCGGTATGACCCTAACGGTTGGCCGCCTCCTCCAGAAGGGCCTTGGTTCATCTCTGAAAACAACCCACCAACACCCTGCATGGGCGGAGGGCCCATTGAACCTGGACCCATTGTTCCTATGTTGGAAAAATCAGTGGGTGCTTGCGGACCCATGCCAGCTCCTTTTTCCGCTAGACTTCCCGGTCCGTTTACGAAATTAGGAACTATACTCTCTTGCCCCATACTCGTCGGAGAGCTCATTGAACCCGGACCCATTGTGCCGTAGTTGGAAAAATCAGTGGGTGCTTGCGGACCCATGATGGCTCCTTTTTCCGCTAGACTTCCCGGTCCATTTACGAAATTAGGCTCTATATTCTCTTGACCCATACCCGTCGGAGGCGCCATACCCTGCCCGCCCATTTGCTGCTGAAAAGCGGGGGCCATTTGAGGTGAAGCGAGACTGGATATTCCGCCACCCAGGCGTTGCATTTGGGTTCTCATCGGGTTGGCATAAGGTGACGACAGTGCGCCACCCGTTGCCATGTATTGAACAGGTGTGTTATTTGTGTAAGGCATTATGCGTTCCCCATTAAGCTGCCGATACCGAGAAGATCGCGGTCCTCGGGAAATAAAGCTGCGTAGCGTTCCCGGTCCACGGGTCCGGATGATGAGATAGGCGGCGGAGCGGCCTGGGGTGGTGGCGCCATTTGTTGCGGAGCCTTCGGCGGTGGGGCTACGGGCCGTGGTGCTTGGACCCTAGGCTGACTTTGGGCGTTTAAGCCAGCCGCCTGTTGTGCGGCCCTACGCTGCTGCTGCAACCTAAAGTCTTCTTTAGCGCCCGGCACTACAGCGATGTCCGGAGAGATTTGACCTTCTTCTTCAGGTCGCGTTTCACGGCCCACGGCTGGAATCAATCTTCTTGGGACGGCAAAGCCTAGTTCTGACAACATGTCCACTACCCGCTGCCCAATGGCCAGCTTCTCTCTTTCGGTCCTGCCCTCTCTGAGCATGGCGGCCAAGAGTTGTGGGTTTGACATTATTTCGGCCATAACGTCTGTCTTCATAGACGAAGGCAGTTTCGCAAACACATCCCTCATGAGACGAGAACCGGCGGAGCCTGCAATAAGCCCGGAGCCCGATCCGCCCGTAAGTTGGGAAACTTTGGCGCCTAAGTTTGAACCGGATATCCTAAGATACATGTCCAAAAGTGGACCGGCCTTGTCGATCAACGGGCCTATCTCCCCACTGGCTTCGCCGGCTTCGTACTTAATCATTTCTGTCAGCGTCTTTTTCAAGTTGTTTTCTTCAGACTTGGTTATAAGGCCTTTTTCCAGCATCCATCGCATAGGCGTCGTATCAGCAGACATTGCCGCCGGTACTTTTTCAAACAAAGCAGAATACGTGGCAGAAGGGCTCATGGTGCGACTAGTGCCGCCACCGTACGTAAAGCCCCATTCCAGGATGGACTGCTGTAGACCCTTCATGGCGGATTCTTTGATGTCTTCCGGAGCGTTGTTCACTACATCAAACAGTCTGTTCAAAGACTTCAGCGGCGTTTTATGTCCTTTCGACATGATAGACGCGATCACTTGCGTAGGGCTTTCGTTGGTGTCGACCAACAAGTTTTTGAAGTTAATCTCGTTTTTGACTTTTTTGTTGATAACACTGTTCTCATTGGTAACCAACGAGACCGTGTTTGCTGCGCTGGCAGCGTCCGCTAAATCGTCAGACAAGCCCGGGATCTTTTCCAAGATAAGGGCGTTACGCTCGCGCCAGTCCGCCAACTTTTTAGGAGAAACTTGACCGGTTTCCGTGTCAAAAATAGAAGCGGCGGCGTTACGGACCATTTTATCGGTAATGTCCGCCAACGAGCCTACGGTTTCTTCCGCATCCGCCAAGTTTTGTTCCACAAGGAAAGTTCCCACTTCGTGGATGTCGGCCAATCGCAAATAGGTGGGGTTTGAACCGCCCTGAAACAGTTTATCCATAATAAGCTCAGGAGAAACGCGGTCTGCACCTGTTTTGTCCTTGAGCGACGTTTTACCAACAAAAGCGCGAGTAAATACGTCATTCAGGGCTTTGGAATAGGACCGTGCGACGGTGTAGGCCGAATCTTTGCCTACGGCACCATCTATGTCGTCCAGTAAAGCGTCCGCCATTGCAAAAGCTACTCCGGCAGCGGGGGCATCCCCAGTAGCGCGTAGCTTGCGGCCCATAGCTAAAGCATTGCTGCGCATGTCTATGAGTTCGGTTACGCTGGTTTCAAGGGGGATGTCTTTGCCGGGAAATTGCTGCACAATCTCTTCGCTTGGAGCATCCCCTGCGTCAAGTCCGTTGTCCACCGCAGTGTCTACGGGCTCGGACACTCTTTTCATGAAGTCTTTTAAGGCCTTCAGCTGACTGGTAACGTCTTCCCGAGCTTCCTTTGTTTGAGGTAATTTTTCGTCCCAAACCTGCATAAAGCGAGGGCTGTCCAGCGACAAGGAATTGTTGGTCACGGCATCGTACAGTTTTTTCTCTTTAGCACGAGCTTGCGTTAAACTGCTGTCGATGACGGTAGACAAAGATCGCGACAGGTCCATCGCACCTTCAGCGGTGTCCCCGCGAACACGAGTAAAAGCCGATAAAACGTTGTCTGTTGCAGAGGTGAGTTTGGTTTCCAAGTTTGATTCAAAGACACTGTTCATTATTGAGCCGGCTTCTTGAAGAGCTTTTTGGTCGTCGGTATTAATTAACGAGAAAACCATGACCTCCAAAGCGTCCAGCATTTGATTTGCGGCTTGAGTACGGTTCTCGCCCAACGAGTTGCCTAGCTGGTCCAGTGCGTTTTCGATACCCAGAAGGGTAGGGCTGCCGGTTTTTAACCCGGAAGTAATCTGTATTTTCTCCTGCGTGACCGGATCAATAAAGCTTTTATTATCAGACAATGCTTTGATAAGAGCGGGGATGTCTTCTTTGTTCTGCTCCAGCAGCGTGTAGATTTTGTTAACCGCCTTCTTTTTACGCGCATTCTGAATAGGAGACATCACGGCCTCCATGCCGCCCTGCGTAAAGGTGTCCTTCTGGCTTTTAAACACCTCGGTTATGGACCCCAGGCGAGTAGCAACCGCAGCTACAGGGTTGGTAAAAGCAACTGCGGCCACACTTCCCCCCATTTCACCCGCCATCCGTGCGCGCCAGTCTCCTGGGGCCATTCCTTCCGAAAGCGCCGCACCGGCCGTGGCACCTGCTCCGAGTAAAGTTTCTACTAACACCGTGGCGCCAGGAGCTTTTCGCGCTTCCGCGCCCGTTCGAGCTAAAGCTTTCTCTGAACCCGCCAGCAATCGCTGCAACATAGGGTCTTTCTTCATCGCCGCTTGTGCTTGTTGCGTAGGCGTTAAAGCTTGGTAGGAGGCTTTTTCGGCAGCGGTCATTGGGCCGACTCGGGTTGCCGCAAGCCTGTTTGCGGCGATGTTTTTTAGGTAAGCTGACGCCCCCATTTCGGCTTTTAAATAATTTGATCCCATCATAAAAGGGAGTGGGAGCCACGCCAGGGCTCCAGCCGCTGTCTTACCTGCTTCGTATTCCGCTCGATACGATGGCAAGATAGGTACTTCGGGACTAAAGATAGCTTCCTGCGCGTCGCCCCCCATTTCTTGTCCAAACATAAAACCCATCAAACCGCCTATCGTGCCGAGGACGGGAAGGGCTATCTTCGCGCCCACCGAGACAGGGTTTGAAGGGGCGATAGCTTGCTGTGCCGCCATGCCCACGTTCCAGCCTACGGCCGCGCCCGCTAAGGCGCCGGTTTGCGTTACAGCGTCCCGCTTAAATCCTTCTAAAAATGTTCCGCGTTGTATGGGTTTCCCATTGGGGTCCACGGCGAATAACTCGATAATATCGTCCGAGCTTAAGCGCCGGAGGTTTGGCGACAGGTCTCGTTGGTTTTCCAACATGTCAAAGATAGGCGCTGTGCCGTCCCGAAGGCCTTCAAACGTTATCAGGCCTGGATTCGATGCTTCCGCTTCCATGGCCAATTGCTGGGCGAATAGATCCACCGCAGGAATTTTACGGTCGGCAGGGACACCTTCTTGTGTTCCTTCCAACATTTTTAGAAAGCTCTCAAACTGAGGCTTATCGAAAACAATTTGTGGTAAATCAATGGGCTTGAGTACGCCTACCGAATCGGCAGGCGTTACGGGTGTAGGAGAAGCTACCGGAGATGGGGCGCCAACTCCGGGTTGCGCTGCACCGACAACGGGTTCAGCGGGTTCAGTTGCAAAAGGATCTAACGTTTCAATGCCTTGTACTGTCATCGCTGCGTTCCTCCGGTATTGAGCCGGTTGGCGTCTTGTAAAAACCGCTCCGACTTGGTCATCGTGGGCGCGTTACTTTCGGTTGAGATGGTGTCGCCTCGGGCAGTCAACGCATCTTCGAATATGGTTATAGCGGCCGTGTATTCCCCCAGTAACCCCTCCAAAGATCCGTGCAGCGTCCTCGCGGCCGTAACCTGCTCGGGTTTATACTGCTTGGGGTTATTTAAAATATCCGTGGCCCCCATGTAAGCGCCGCTTATTTCGTTTCGAGACGCTATAAGCTGTGCTAAAGCCTCTTGGTCGCTATTAAAGGTACTGCCTTTAAAATTATCGACCGATTTTTCCAGCATGCCTATGTCGGAAACAAATACTCTTCCGTCTATGCCGCCACGGGCGAGCAACAATGTTTGGCGCGCCAACGAGTCTAGCTGTTTAGACGCCTTTGCCACCATTGCGCCTTCTTCGCCTGCAACACCTTTATATATTCCCAGCTCCCCCAGTACGCCCATAAGAGAGTTCATGCCTCGCATGATGCCTGACTTAAAGCCTACGCCCTTCGTAAGGTCTACGCCGCCAACAATGGTAGTAGCGTCGCCTTTAAAGGCTTCAAAGTTCACGGTACCGTCTTCGTTAAATCTCTCCGCACCGACAACGGTTTCTATCTTTTGCTGCGGTCTACGGATGGCGTCAGCCGCCGCCCATTTAGCCGGTAACTTGCCTCCTGGCTGAGATTCATAGGAGCCTGTTTGAGCATTGAACACCTGCTTAGGTGCTGTAAACTGATTCAACGCCAGTTCAACGGTTAACGCTTCGTCTTCTGTCAGGGTTCCTTCTTCGTAGCCTTTCAAAAGCTTGCCGTTATTGAGGATAGCCAGCACGTCGTTTCCAAACGCCACTCCTTCCGGTTTAGCAAACGCAATCGGCATTGTGCCGCCTTTAACGTAATTGCTGCCCACAAGCTGCGCCAAACGCTCTTTTCCGTCAGGGGTGGAAACATCTACCGTAACAACGTCGTTCGGATTACCCGTGTTAACGAGGTTAACAAGGCTCGGCGTCGACGATTCCACGCTTGCAGCGTCTTTTGACAGTACAAACCCTTTTTTCAGTAGTTGGCGGATTTGATCCGGTCCGTCGGGGCTGTTGGCATACACACTTTTAACGTTTGTAGGGCTACCCGGGTCAATAAAAGACATTATGACAGGTGTTTTTGGCTCTGATCCGGTAGAAGAGCTGAACGAAACGTCTGTAAGGCCCTTCTGGAAGGCTTCTAGTTCCGCCGCAGTGAAGGACCCTGTTTTCGACACACTTTTTCCGTTGGCGTCTTTCCCCTTGACCGTGAACATTTGCGCCAGAGTCAGGTTGGAAGGCTTATCCACCTTGTCGGGCTTAGTGAGGTACTGGCCCTGCGCCGCATATTCATCGACTAAGCTTTTACCGTTCTTGCTGTTAATGTCTACCTGTGCAATAACTTTTCCATCTGCACCGTAAATAGGCTTGTAACTCGGTTCTATCGTACCTTCAGGGGCCTGTGTGGTGTAATTCCCCTCAGCCATCATGGCGCGGTAATCGGCTACGCCTTTTGGGGTGGATGTGTCAAACTCCACCATTGCGCCCGAGGCCTTGTTGTATACAGGCACGTAGTCAGGTTTAACCAGTGCAGTAGCCTCTTTTGGTTCCGCGGTGGTGTAACCCTGGCGGCGAAGCTCTTCGGCCCGTTTTTGGCCCTCAACGCTGTTCGTAACAACGGTTTCGGACTTTCCTTCTGGGCTGTAGTACAGCTCTGTTTTTTCTTCGCGTACAGGCGCCGGTGTTTTGCCCAGCAGGGAACCGAACTGGCTCTGAGCCGCTTGCGCCGCCGCCATGTTCATCTGACGCTTCTCGGCGGCTTGACCTTGCTTAAACTCACTTAATCCCGCCGCACGCTGTCCAATATTGCCTATTACAGGTGAAAAAGATTGCGCCAAGCGCTCTCCCGTGGACATATTGCCTTCTTTACGGCCAGCAAAACTAAGCGCGCCCTGGGCGATGTCAAACAGGATACCCGCTTTGGTCATCCGTGTTTGTTCTTCTAACGCAGCCTCTTGCTGGCGGGGATCAACTAGTTGGCCGTAAAACGCTTGATTTTGGCCGTATAACTCTTGTAGCCGTGGATCCGCCGCGTAAGGCGCGTTTGCCTGCCCTGCTGTTTCACCGCCATTCTCAAAGTATTGCACGGGGCCGCCCGCACTAAAATATTGCACCGCGCCCCCTCGGTTAAAATTTACAGGAGCGGGCCCTCCCATGGGAGGCATCATTGCGTCGGGCGCAGGCCCAGCCGCGCCGACCGTGGACATAATGCCCTCGGCCATCGGACCTTCGATAGGAGTGTCCATAATGGCTGGCGCTAAACCGCCAATACCTTCGTCAACACCGCTTGCTTCCGCTTCGGCCAACATCAAAGTGGGTTGTACTAGTGCCAACACGGACTCAGGCGTCTGCTGAGCATCCTCCGGGCCTACTAGACCCGCAAGCTCTTCGTACCGGCCTGCCATCGGAAGGCTGTTGCCTCGAATGCCGTCAATAACGGCGGCGTAGTCGCCCTCGTTTTCCATGCCCCCCAAAGACTGAGCGTAACCGCCCAGAAGTTGTTCCATCATTGCGGGGTCCATTTGTTCTTGCGCCATGCGCGCAGCTTCCGCTTCGATGTCTTGAGGGGGCATCATTGGGGCAGGCATTGGAGGTGGCATTGCACCTTGATCCATTGGCATTGCACCTTGATCCATTGGCATTGGAGCCATACCGCCGTCTTGCATATAAACTGGTCCGCCGTTACGAAACATCTGTCGACCCATTACATCTCTGTTCATTACCTTGACCTCAATTTGTTAGAATAATCCAGCTTGTTTTGCACCGCCGGCTGCCGCTAAGATGCCGGTGCCTAAGCCTAAGATAGCTTCAGTATTAGAAGCGCCTCCGCCTGTTTTCTGCGACATAGTCTGCGAAGAAGACGGCGCGCCTTGGTAAATATCAGACAAGAACGCCAAGTCGGCGTAACTCTTGTTTGCGGCTTCCAATTTGTTCTGTCGCTCGGCTTCCAGCTCCGCTTGCTGCTGACCTTGTAACTGTTTGCCCATGTTCCATGCAAACTGCGCGTCGCCTTGCTGTAGCGCTTGGGTCTGACCCGCCAATCCAGCCTGTTGAGTACCTATGTCGGCTAAGGAACGACCCTGCTCTAAGTTGAGCTGACCGTAATCTGTGCCTAGTGTACCAATACCTTGCCCTAAACTGCCAATAAGTTCTGCACCGCTGAGGCCTAATTGACCTCCGGCTTGAGAGCCTTGTATGCCCATCTGCGCCTGGCTTTGACCTAATTGACCCGATTGCTGAGCTAATTGAGCCGCCAACTGCTCCGTAGAAATACCCATCTGAGCGGCTCTTGCCGCAAGATCGGCTTGCTGGCCCACGGCTTGTAAGCCTTGCGCGCCTTGCTGCATACTCAGTTGTCCGGCTAACTGAGCCGCACTCATTCCGGTTTGAGCCGCTAACTGCTGCAAACTCACGCCTTGTTGCGCCAGAGCCTGTGCATTTGCCGACGCCATTTGCTCGCCACTGAGACCCATTTGACCGGCCATTTGAGCGCCAGACATTCCCAATTGAGCGGCTTGCTGGGCGTTTTGTTGCTGAATTTGCGCGGCAGACATACCGATTTGACCCGAACTGATCGCGCCTTGCTGAGCAAGCTGTTCCGCAGAAAGTTGTTGCTGAGAGGCTTGATTGTAAGCGGACATACCCAATTGACCCTGCTGCTGAGCAGTTTGTGCCGCCAATTGTTCGCTACTGAGACCCAGTTGGCCCGCAGACTGTGCCGCTGAAATACCTGCACCTGCTCCTTGAGCGCCCAGTGATCCGGTAAGTTGAGCCGCTTGTTGTTTACGGGCTTGCTGCTGCTCGTAGGCTTGTTGTGCTTGCTGCGAAGCGGTTTGGTAGCCGGCTTGTCGCATTCCTGCGGCGGTACGGCCTTGCTGCTCCAATATATTACGAGACAATTCTTGCTCAGCAACCGCCTGCCTAGAACCACCAAACGCACCTGCGCTAACGGCTTGGGCGCCCTGCTGTTGTTGTTGGATATCGCCTGCGCGTCGAACATCTGCCAAAGCTTGCTGCACTGCGGCATCTTCGTACTGGTTCATGTAAGCGCCGGCAGAAGCTGGGTCATACGCACCTGTTGTACCCGCCAACCCGGCAATGCCTTGCTGAGCGGTCTGTGTTCCGAGAGCTCCGGCCTGTTGCAAAGCGGTAGCGGCTTGTTGTGTGATGCCTCGCGCACCTGCAACCGCCTGCTGTGTTTGATTGGCCGCACTCTCGTATGCGCCAATACCGCCGGCACCTGTTTGAGCGGCGGCGGCACGAGCTGCTGCGGTAGATTGAGCTAAACTTGACTGCGTGCCGGATGCTGCTTGTTGAGCGGCGGCACCTGCTTGAGCCAGGTTTTGCTGACCTTGAGCGGCAGCCTGTTGAGCCTCGGCACCCGCAAGAGACGTAATGCCCCGAGCAGCGGCCGTGGATTGACCTAATTGACGTGCAGCCGTGTCGCGAGCGCCTGTTTGTCCCGCGTCTGCGGCGGCTTGACGTGACATCAAAAGCGCCTGACTAACGCCCGCTTGAGATTGTTGCATAACGTCGGGAATAGCTTGTCCCGCAGCCTGCATCTCGGCACTGCCTTGCGCGGCGGCCTGTCGAGCACGCGTTGCGGCGTCGCCCATTCCCTGCGTAGCGGTTTGCGTAGCATCTGCACCATACTGCAAAGAACTGCCGATACCTTTCTGAGCGGCAGTCACTTGAGGGCTAACTGCCGCAATGCCTCGGTCTATGGCGGTCTTGGCGTCCTGCTGAAAGGGTAACGCGCCCTTCATTGTACCGCCGACCGTTTCCTGCCCCGCGCCAATCGCGGTCGCGGAAGACTTTAGGGCGTCCTCATATCCGCCCAGGCCTGCTTCAGCTATGTCTTTCGCATCCAGTTGCAGTTGCGATAATGCCGCCACCATTTGTTGCGGCAAGGGCTGAGGGTTAACCTTGGTATAAATCGGCTCCCCTGTTTCCTCGTCATATCCCGAAAACATGCGGCCTTCAATAAGGTTTTTAGCCGATTCCATTAAAGACAGTTTTTTGGCTTCAATATCCGGCGCTTCGCGTTGTACTACTTCGCTCTGGGTAGTCATTATGTGTTCCTCCCGCGATTCTCAAGGTTTCTCATTACTGCGTACATGTTTTGAATACCTTTTTCATTGTTTCCGTTGCCGAGGCCTTTTACCGCGTCGGTGGTCATAATAAATTCACCGGGCATCAGCATCGCTCTAACGCTGTCCTTGCCAGGCGTTCCCTCGGTAGGGGCAATACCTCCCTCTCGACGTGGGAAGATAGGTCCGCCGTCCGCGAGTCCAACAGGCGCCGTGTAAAAAGGGTTGTCAGAGTAGAGAGTGAAGTCATTGGGCTGTACGGTCGGAGCCGTTACGGTCGGAACCGTGAAATCAATGGCGGTGTAAGGGTCGATTATTTGGCTGTAGTCCGCATAAGAGTCCAACCCAAACGTGTCGTCCACGGCAAGCGGGTCTGGGACCGTGTTGGCGTTTGCGGCCATCGGGGCTTGATACGGCGCGGCGCTGGAATCGGCCAAAGTCTGAGCATCTTGCCGAGGGTTATATACGCCCGTACCAATAGGTGCAGGGGCCTGCCTAGGCACGTTAACCGGGTTGTTAGCCGCATAATTAACCGCGAAGTTTTCCTGAGCGATTCGAGCGGCCTCGGCTTCCTCCGCCGCAATTCGATCAGCCTCAACTTGCGCAGCGGCAATTCGATCAGCCTCAACTTGCGCAGCGGCAATTCGATCAGCCTTGTCTTGGGCAACCTTGGCCGCTTGGTCTTCGGCAGCTTGATCAGCGGCCGCTTGCGCAGCCAGCCGTTCCGAAGCCAGAAGGTCCGCAGCCGCTTGATCCGCAGCCAGTTGGTCGATAGCCGCTTGATCCGCAGCCGCTTGGTCGATAGCCGCTTGGTCGATAGCCGCTTGGTCGATAGCCGCTTGGTCCTTAGCGGCCTTGTCTTTGGCGGCTTGGTCGTCTTTAGCCGCTTGGTCGTCAATGATTTGCTGCTGCTCAAGGCGCTCCTTCTCGGCCTTTTGGTCCGCAATCGCGTCCGCAGCCGCTTTGTCCTCAAGCGCCTTGTCCACCGCCGCTTGGATCTCGGCGGCGCGTCTGTCATTCTCTTGTTGTTCGGCAAGTTTTTCCGACGCAAGCTTGTCGGCCTTTTCTTGTTCTTTCTTTGCGATAGCATCTTGAATCGCTTTAGCGTAGGCAGCTTCTCTGTTAGGGTTTTTATTTTTCTTTTTCTTTTTCGGCGCGGCAGGCTTTGTGGTGTCTACTGCGGGTCGATATCCTGCGGAGCCGGAGACATCTACCTGAGTTTCACCGCCATCGGCAAAATATTGAACCTTACCGCCGCCGGCAAAATATTGAACAGGGCCGCCGCCAGCCATCTGAGCTATTTGTGGTAGCGCAAAAGGTCCGGTAGGCGTGCTAGACATTACGTAATCCGAGTACCGGTTGTAGGGCACAGGTGTTTGTGGGATGGGCTCCCCGGTAATAGGGTCTACGACTAGCGTTTCGGCAGTGTCTGTTGCCGTAGGTACTACGGGTGCAGTCAAATCCGTTGCAATGGTGTCCGTTGCGACAGTATCTGCCGAACCGGGATAGTTTGTTGGAACGGTGCTATTACTGTAGTCGAAAGTCGTGTAATCAGGCAGTTCAATAGTGTACTTCTCCGGGTTGGCGTCAATCAGGTCTTGTCCGGTGATGGCGTTCCCTTCGGAATCTTTCTCGATAATGCCCTCAGGCTCTTCTTCGTCAAATGCGCCTAATGATGCCGCGCCTCCGACTACCGCAGTGGCGGCCAAGACCAACGGGGCAGTCTTTCGGATCATGCCTGGAGACTCTTGCTTAGCGATAGTTTTCGCCCGGTCCCATTGGGTGGGAGTAGCGTCCATGGGGTCAATAGGGTTAGTGCCCCTTTGTAAAACTTGATCCGGTGTCACATCCTTCGGAAAAAACGTTTCGCCGATCTTAGCATCCGCTTTGCCGCCTAGCCGCTCTAGTGTTCCCGCCGTCTCCTCTTTCGGAACGAAACTTCTAAAGAGCTTCGTGTCGCCGTTAAAGGCGCCTTTGGCTGTTTGCGATACTCGGCTAACAGGGTCTTTAAGTGCCTTGCCTACGCCCTCTAATCCGCCTCCGCTCACGCCCACCATGACAGCGCCCGTGGCACCCGACACAAGTGCGCTATTAAGGGCTTCTTTAACAGTACCACCTGTCAGTAGCGTTGCAATGCCACTTCCCATTGCTGCGCCGTAGATAGGGCCCAACGGCGTTGCGGCCAAGGCCAGAGGCAGCGCAATCTTGACCACGGTGCCTAGTACGCCTTTGACATTGTTCCAAGCTTTTTTCCAGCCAGGGCCGAAGCTAAAGAACTCCATCTGGCCCGTTTCAGGGTTAATGTAGTTGCCTTTAGCGCCCACGACATACCGCTCAGGGTCTTGCATACCTTGGTCGCGGAAGGACTGAAAAATCTGTTCTTTTAATTTAGGGTTGTTTTCTATCAGCGCCAGCGGGATGATGATCTCACCCGTCTGAACGTGTGCAATGCTGTCATCTCCGAAGCGTCCGTATCCGGCCATTCTCTGGGCAACGGCCGAGAACTGACCTAAGCCTTGTGTGCCAAACTCTTGCTCCGCTTCGGCTTCTTCTATAGCCTTAACGTCATCCTCTGACATGGCAAAAGCGCCAATTCCACCGGAAGGCACTTCAAGTTCTTCATTCTTTTTCGCTGATTGAGTCATTATCCTGCTCCTCCCGATAGACTTTCTGGCATGGTTACCTGTATGATTGTACTTCTATTCTCCTCTCCAGTCCATTTTGCTCCGCATTCCGGGCAGTTTCCCGCAGGAAAAGTGGCTATCTCAGCCGGAGTATCTACTACGTTTCCGCACCCAACACACTGAACTTCATCAGAACTGGTCGAAGGCTTCCATTTACTGCCGTTAGGCATCGTAATTATGGTTGGTGTATTCATGATATTGTTACCGTGACTTGACCCACGACTCCGGTTGCTTGTGAACCCCTCAGGTACGGCTTATTTGCGACTGTAATGCGCAATTCGTCTCCATATTGGAAGACACCGCCTATGGGTAGGTTGAAGTTATCTGTTTGCAGGTTAGGCAGCGTCAAAGCAGACGCTTGCCACGGTCCCGGATTGTTTACTTGCCGCAAGAACACCGCGAAAGAGCGCACCACTTCTGACATGTACGCTTCG